ACAACCGCTGCCCGTGCGCTTGCATCAGCAGGCGCAACGGTCAACAAGCAGACTGGTTACCATGTCCACCTAGGCGCTGACCATTACGGTTTAAACGGTATCGCCAACCTTGTTGTGAACTGGGCAATCGCTCACGACACAATCGCAGCGTTGGTTGCGCCATCCCGTTTAAACAATGGATTTTGCAGACCGCTTAGCCTGCAAGATGCAGACCGTACCGCTGAGCAGGTACGCAACGGCAGGATTGCCAACATCAACGGTGGCAGATACTACTCACTCAACCTTGCCAGTTATGACCGCCACGGCACGGTTGAAATCCGCCTACACCACGGCACACTTAACGGCAGCAAAATCAAGGCGTGGGCAGAATTTTGCAACGCCATGGCTGAACTCAGCAAGGCTGGGATTTTGATTGACTCAGCAGACCTTGCACACGATAACCGTTTAAACAACCTTGCAGGATTATTGCGGGGATTGGTTGGCAACGGTTATCTAACCGAGAAAACTGCAACCTACCTTAACGGCAGGGCAGCAGACTTAGCAGCCCGCCAATAGGCGGGCAGGGCTGACGGGATAGCCGTTGACTGGGTGCAATTCCCAGCAGCCCACTAACGGTTAGCAAAATCTGCTGACCGTTTAAACGAAAGGACTGGAAATGAAACTAACTAACCGTGGTTGGTTTGTTGCAGGGTTTGTATCTGCCCTGCTGCTACTAGGTTTGGTTGAAATTTCAACTAACTTATGGTGGACAGAAAACGGATACTGCTGGGGAGAAATGTTGGAGTGTTTAAACAATGAGTGATGACCGCGACAGCCTTATCACGACAGCCCCATTATTTATTGTGCATGGTGTTGACCCCAGCGGGCGCAGGTTCGCTGGGTTATACAACGAACAAGATGCCCGATACTTAAACCAACTAGACCCGTGTTTAAACAAGGTGTTTGAACGGTCAACGGGTCGTGTGGTAAACTTCACTTAATAACATCAACGAAAGGACTGGAAAAACTTATGTGTGGAATTGCAGGCTTTTGCCTTAACCCTAAAGAACATCAACGCGCCAGCATTGCTGACCTTGCAGGTCAGATGCTGCTGGACATTGAACACCGTGGACAACATGCCACGGGCAGCGCATGGATTAACCCTGATAATGGCAGGCGAGTAATTGCTAAGGCTGCCATCCCAGCGACCAAGTTTGTGCAATACAACAAGAACCTATGCCGAAATGCACAGACTGCAATTCTGCATACCCGCTGGGCTACCCAAGGCGACCCGAAAGATAACAACAACAACCATCCAATTCCCCGTGGCAACATTGTGTTAACTCACAACGGACACATCAGCAACGACAGGGAGTTGTTTAAACAGTTGAAGGTTGCACGCAACGGCAAGGTTGACTCAGAAGCCGTGGCTGCATTGCTGGGATTATCTGCCCAGCATCCAACCGAATTGCTGCCCACTATCCAAGGCACAGCAGCGCTGGCATGGATTGAACAAGGCGCATCTAATCTGCTGCACCTTGCACGGGTTAACTCATCCCCATTGTGGATTGGTCAGACCAAGCGTGGCTCATTGGTTTACGGTTCAACCTTAGACACCGTGGAAAATGCAGCGGTCATGCTTAGCACCGCCCTTGACTGGACATACGAAGCCAACGAAGGCGAGTACTTCAAAGTCAAAGACGGCAAGATTGTGGAGTGGCAGGCGTTTAAACCATACCGCAACGCTTACACCTACGACTGGCGCAACATGGCGTTTGATGATGATGATGAGTGGGAAGCCATGACTGAACACAGCATGATGAACTACTAAACGACCATACCAAGATAGCCCCGTCAGAAATGGCGGGGTTATTTTTTTTGTGTAAAAGTTGTGGATAACTAGAGTGTTTAAACAGGTGTCCTATTTGCCCCGCTTTTGTTTGCTTTAGCAAACAAAAGTGAGTCTAGCACATGGCACAAGCCAAGTGTTTAAACGCGTGTCGTATTCCAACTAGGTGGTGGTGGCGGTGGTTCCGGTGGTGGTGGCATGGTAAATGTTTAAACAACAATGGGTTAGCAGAGCCGGAGTGCGAGTGCTAAATGTTTAAACAAAGATAACAAAATTGTTATGAATTATTTTTAAAATGTGCTTGACTACGCACGAATAGGGCATGAGATGATAGGTCTTGTGTTGGTGAGAGATGCAGGTCTAACCAGCGTAATCACCAACACACCTAACATAACAGAAAGGCTGGACATGTACACAGATGAACAAGTGGAGAACATGTGGAAACAGGGCGACAATAAGAAGCCCTATCTGCTAGTCCTTTACAACAAGGCAACAAAGAAAGAGTGGGAACCGCAGACTTTCTATGCAGAAAGTTTGAAGCAAGCAAAAGCGCTAGCCATTGAGTGGCAAGTGCGTTTTTGTGGGCAACAGATGCGAGTGCAAACAGTACAGGCAGCGGGTGTTTAAACATGGCTGCCATAAAAGTTAGCAAGCATCTCCACATTGACCGAGTGTGGACAAAGGACATCACTTTCACATACGAAGGTGATGAATACTATGTCCATCTCCTATGGGATGAGCGTGAAGGCTACAAAATGTGGTGGTTTAAAGATGAAAACCACGCTGAGTACAACCTTGAACCTGAGTGGGTTCCTACCTATCAACCAAGTGAAGGGGATGATGGGCAATACAATTTAGCAATTCAACTTGATGCCTTATGCATAGACAAAGGCGAAGGATTGATTGTTAAACATACAAACAACCATTTAAACACAACAGAACTGGAGTCGCTATGACGGTGCAAGTGTACGAAAATGGCGTACTAATTTGGTACGACACAGCAAACGCATTGGATGGTGTATTGCGTAGGGTTGGCAACCTTGCACATGCGTATCCACAAGATAGTTTAATTCAATCGGTTGCGGTTGATGCACAAAAGATACGAACCGAAATCAATACTGCTATTGAAAACAGGTGGCATCACAAACCTGCAAAGGAGAGTGTTTAAACATGGCTAATCATCCAGCAACCAAGGGTGTTGTCCTTTATCCTGACGGAACATACGCACGCAGGGTATTTGACTCATTAGAAAAAATGCAGGAAAGTGTGGGCGGACTTATTGAAATCATGCGTTTGCCTAACGCAACTGCATACATAAATGAGCAAGGCAAGATACATGACCTTGACTTCAACAACAACGCAACGCTGCTATGCCTACTGGCTGGCAACATTACATACTGGGACAACATCAAAGGCAACATGATTGTTGTTGGCACAGATGATGGCGAAGGCTACGACACGGACATCTCGGACTATTGGTTAACAACTATTGAAACCTTTTGGGAACCGAGAGAACTACATGAGTGGGAGAAAGTAGCATGAAACCTAACGAAGCAAGCAAGTACAATCCCCTGATTAAAGAAACCGCAAAGCCATCAAGACAGATGCGTAAGCGTAAGTTTAAACGCAGCAACCTGACTACCCGTGGAGTTAAAACGGTAGCAGCAACAGCGTTTGCATTAGGCTTACTCGTTGGCTACCAAGCAGCACCAAGTAAAGCCATCTCATCAGCCACCCCACCGCAGCCAGCGGTTGGGTTGGTTGCTTATCACACTAACGATTACCAATTACATGCCATCAATCTACTTATGCAACGCAATCAAGTAGAACAATGGTCGTGTTTGTGGGCGTTGTGGACTGCCGAAAGTAATTGGCGCAGCGCAGCACATAACAAATCAAGTGGCGCATACGGCATAGCACAATTCATGCCAGCCACATGGAAAAATGTCGGATACGAAAAGACATCTGACGGTTTCATCCAAGTCCAAGCAGGGCTTGCTTACATTGACCACCGCTACGCAGGTTCCCCGTGCAAAGCATACGCACACTACCTTGCCAAGCGGTGGTACTAATGTCGTTTAAACCACAACATCATAGAGTAATAGCAAATAAAGAAATAACAGACCTTTCATACTATTACCTTTCGTATAACTCAACCGAGTTTGCGAAGGGTAATTGTGTGGGGATTGATACGGAATTGTTTTATCCTGAGAACAATGAATTAACAGCAGACCAGCGAGTGCTGTTTAAACGCATGTGCGGTGATTGTCCAGTCAAAGCCATGTGTTTGGAGTGGGCGTTGTGCCATGAACGAGAAGGGATTTGGGCAGGCACTAGCCCCCACGACAGAAGGCAGATACGGCATAAACAAAGGATAGGAGTTGCCGACCCATCACTTGCAAGCAAGCATTTAATCTGATAAGTTTTACCCTGAACAACACCCAATGGTTCCAGTCCCAGCGGGTGTTGTTCCTTTTATAGCCCTAGTTCTTTAGCAAGCATAAAGACTTCATCACTTAATTCATCAAGAGTTCCATCATTATAGATTACATGTTTAAACAAATGATTATCCATTGCATGCTCTGAAATGTGATGATTAACTGGTGCGTGGTTATGACGATTGATACGCCATACATCACCACCTTTATCCTGAATAGCCTTGGCTTCATTAGGAAAGCGCACATCAGAAAATACTACTCGCTGGTATTCGTCTGCTCGTTTAAACGCTTGGTCAATCCAAAATGTTTCACCAAATAATTCACGACCAACATCAGTTCCAAATACTTGCAGCAACCTACGGACTTCCGCATTGCCCTTGGCTACATCCCAACCATACTCATCAACTAAATCTGCAACACGATTACCACTTTCAAGAAAAGGGTTCAATGTATAAACAGCATCACGCATAGGTAGCGCAAATGAAATGCGCTTGAACCCATAGTTTAAACACAATAGTTCTGCAACTGTATCTTTACCTGATTGGGCGTAGCCCGATAGTCCGATAATCAAAACTCAACACCTACCCATACAAAGAATAAATCTAAATCAATGTGGTATCTATCAATACAAAAGCCAACGGCAAAGCGCCTGTATGAAAAACCAAAACTTAACCACAACTTACCAACTTTTATTTCCTTACTCATACCATCTCACTTTCGGATAGACTGTTATCTGAATAAAAAAGAAAAGAAAATCTAAATGCAAAGCACGGGCAAGGACTAATGCATCATTGGTATCCTCTATCATTTCAACAACTGGGTAGTAATCAAAGCCTAAACCAAAGGCATACAACTTGTTTAAACCAACATTAACGGATGCTCTCCCAAAGTCTTTCACTCTTGCCTCTGCGTTTCTGCTCTTGCCTGAGCGTTTGACTTAACTGTTCTCCTACGGTTTGTCCAAATCGGTGGCTCT